GTGCTCACCGATGCCAAACTCCGCAAGCTTAATGGAAAACCCATCCCAAAACTGATCGAGATGCCTGACGGCGGCGGCCTGTCTATCCGTATAACCCCACTTGGGCTGATTGTCTTTCAGTACCGATACCGGTACGCAGGCAAGGCACGCCGCATGACGCTTGGAAGTTACGACGAAATTTCGCTCAAAGAAGCGCGCGATATGGTTCAAGAGGCCAAGCGCGTCTTGGCCGAAGGGAAAGACCCCATCACAGTGAAATCCATGACGCTTGAGGAGATCGCCGGCGCAGCCTCTGTGAAAGACTGTCTATCTTATTGGACTGCCAGCGCTCAGGCTCAGCGCCTCGTGAAATTGCAGTATTGGGAGAGGGCATTTGATCGGCATGTACTCCCATATGTCGGCGATATGATAGTGGATGAAATGCAGATATCTCACTGGCAGCCAGTTTTCAAAAGGATGAGAACGAATGGGGCGGAAACCTTTGCTGGGATCATGCTATCAAAGCTAAAGCAGGTGTTTTCGTATTGCCTGAGAACGGAGAGGATTCGTGTTAATCCGATCGCCGCATTGCGAATTAGCGATGTTGGAAAACCTGTCGGCGTGGTTAAACGGTATTTCAGCGATGATGAAATAGGAGCTTTTTGGTTGGCTCTTGAAGGTTCTCGGATTGTTCACCAGAACAAGATCTTCATTAAATTGTTGCTGCTTACAGGGTGTCGGGGAGTTGAGCTAAGGAAGGCAAAGAAGGGCGAGTTTGATGTAAAAAACAGAACGTGGCGCGTTCCTGCGGAAAATTCAAAAACGCGCCAACCGTTTGTGAGAGGACTATCAGGGGATGCCGCAAAGCTAATTGAGGAGGCTATGTCGCTATACCCGAACATATCGCAATTGTTCCCGCCGGCGATTGTGCAGGGCGATCGCCCTATGTCAGCAGGTGTTCTATTGAACATGGCGGAACAGCTTAGGAATGAGATGGGAGTTCATGACTGGGCAATGCATGATCTACGTCGCACTGCAAAAACTAAAATGAGCGAATTAGGGATTGAGCCCCACGTATCCGAAAAGGTGCTGGGGCATAAACTCGGTGGCGTGCTGGCGGTATATGACCAGCATTCATATCTCAAAGAGCAGCAAAATGCGCTGGATATTTGGGCCGCTCATGTGGCGTCCTGCGTTTCATCAATGAGGCCTTGAGCGCGGAAAAATCGTATCACGTCGCAATATCTGTACTGTTCGCCACCATGGATTGGATTGGTGCCAGGCGCTGGTTTAGGGAACGGTGTACCAGCCTTTTCCCACTGCTTTTTTCTGCGCCAAAAGGTGGTTCTTGATATACCGCCCAACTGCTGCTGTATACCTTCGCGGGTGATCAATACGGGCTGAATTGGTAGGTTGTTTTTAGTCATGGCTTATCTCTCTGTAAAACGCCCATTCAGCATGCCGATCGTGTAGTTGAATCGGGGCAAAGAAATGCCGAGCAGTTCGACCTGAGCGAAATGCTTCATGATGATAGGGCGGGATAGGGTGTCGAAAGGGGTTTTCGGGTGTTGCTTAATCGCGGCGTGGAGTTCGTCGTTACAGCGTTTAGCTACTGATCTGAGTGCGTTTTGCTGAACGCTGCCGGCAGCAATTGCAGGCTGTTTACTGGGCATTGATTCCCCCAATGATCCCAGCCTGGCGCATCGCCACGGCTGAATAGTTCGATTCTTGACACGTCGCCGTATAGCAGTTCAAGGCGCCGGCGGACTTCCCAGGGTTTCGCGCTGTGTTCGCCGAGACAGATGAACACAACCTGCTTTACCGATGCGCTGGCGCGCTCGATGCCCTGGCCGCGAACGGCGATCAACACGTCTTCGGAGTTGGCGCGCGTGTAATTGCCGCCATTCATCCGGGTTTCGGCGTTGAGCATGTCGAGCAGATCGGAGAAGTCGAATATGGTTTGCTGCAGCAGCGCCTTGTTGAAGCGTAGTTCGGCCTGCTGGTTCAACTTCACCCACGTGAACGCTTTCATCGTTCTGACGCTGAATCCCCAGGATTCGGCCAGTTCGATCGCCTCCTGGCTGTGGTTGCCGGTGTACCACATTGCGAGCACGCTATCAGGAGCAGCAATAGCCCATACTGGCAGACGCTTCAGGTCTGCCATGCTCATCGTGCTGTAGTGATTGCCGGCGGCGCCATTACTGATCGTGTTGCCGTAACTCCAGGGCGGATCTGCATAGATGAGTTGATAGGTCATTGAGCGTTACCCCAGCAGCGCGCGGCAGCGTTGACGCAAAACTCTATTCTGGTTTTAATCCACGGAACATCGACTGCTCGCGCGAGTTTGAGGGATTTTTCCCAAACTTCAGCGGCCTTTTCATACCATCCACGTTGTTCACATTCAGACGCAATTCTGGCGATATTGCGGTATGCATGATGACTGGTCATGTTTAAATCCTGATTTGGTTGTTGTAGCGCTCATGGCTCATAACTTCCCATGAGTTGCCGTTGTCTTTCGATAGCATTCGCCAGCAGCGGGCCACTGGCAGCGTCAAATACTTATGCTGGTATGTTTGGTTGGGTTTCTTTTTGCCCTCCCTGTAGGCGCATAGAACCCCCTCAGCTTTGGCGCTGATTCGTTGCGGAATTCGTGGTTTCATTTTTACCGGTGGGTTATTTGGTGATTGGCGCCCAGCACGCGGAACGGATGCCAGGACGACGGACTTTCTCTACGGCTTTTTCTTTTTCCAGCTTAATCAAGCGTTGGCGGATGGCTTTCCCGGTCATGCCGTTGTAGCCAGCACAGCGTAGGAGGCTTGCAACTGAATCCGGCGTGGAGCCGACAATACTGAGCCGCGAGATGATTTCGTTATCGTCGGGTATCGTGATCATTCCCACCCTCCGGCGCTGCTGCCAGCATTGCGGCGTAGATGTTGCCGAAGTTAACGCAGAAAGTTTCGTCAGCGTTGAAGGTCACGTCGTCGCAGTTCATAGCAGCGGCGATCATGTCTTCGGTTGGCTCTGCTGGTACCAGCTTGTAACCGCCACTTACAGGTTGATCCAGCATTGCGGCGCGGCAGGCGTTCCATGCCTTGAGCTGAAGCTCGTGCTGGATGTGGAAGTTAACCGTGCGAAGACCTGCTTCCGGGCTGTTAAACCACGCCTCAAAATCTGGCGCTGCGTTCACCGCTGGCGCTGGCGGGGCGGTGAACAGTGGCTTGTTATGATCGACCAAAGGATCGGCGCTTATCGGTGCGAAACCTCTCCGTCCAAGTAAAGCAGCCGTTTCCTCGCTATAATATCCGAACGGCTTGATCACCGGCTGCGCCTCCCGGTTAGCCAGGAGTTCACTGGTCAGCACCAGAAATTCATCCGGCCTCATGGTCATCTTCAATTTGGTGGCAGAAAGTTCCGTGGCGGCGTCATGAAGCCATTTCAGTCTTTCGGTCGTTAGTGTCATGCACCCTCCTTCAGTTCATCGATAGTCCAGTTTTCGAACTTCATGGTTTACCTCCGTCAATCTTTATCAGGTATCGGTCGTGCGCGATAATCCCCGCACAGTAGCGGCCAAGCGGCGAGCAATGCCACAACCTTGCTGGAGGTGTTAGCTCGGCGTCAGTTATCAGCTGCGCAGCTTTGTACCTGGTAAACTCGAACCATTTACGCCATGCGCCGGCGGGCGTTGCACTCACACCAAAATTGACGCTGTCTTTCTCCCCAGGGCGACCGCAATACCACCACTCCCTACAAAACCAGAGCCTTGGCTTCATCCTACTCACCCCTTTGAACCGCAGAATTCAGCGCATTCAGCACCATGTCTGTGAAAACCCCTTTGCCGTTTACTCTTGCGTGCGCTTCGATTTCACGAATGGCAGATTTCAAAACTCCCACTCTCACGCGGACAACACGCCAGTTTTCTCTACTGGATTTCTCAAGGTCACTAAGTGCGGTCATGGCTACTCATCCCCCTCGACTTTGAACCCTGCGGCGCGGATTGCTTCGGCACACTCCTCAAGACAAGCATCCCAACCGCCATCCCAGCTATCTAAATCACTGGTTTTACCAGGCAACCGCACCGGCGTATCCAGCCGCTCTTTAAGCGCATCGATAGCCATCATGATCGACTCGTTGTCGGGGTTGCAGCCCAGCTCGTTGCCGATTTCTTTGAACACCTGGGATGCGTCTGCTCGGATGGATTCCAGTTCGGCAGCTCTCTTTCGTAACCCTTCAATCTCGCCATTCCTAGCGACAAGGTCACGGGCAACGCGCTCGTTATCTTCCAGCAGGGCGGAGACGTACTCTTGCGAGTAAAGCGGCTCAACGATAGGGTCTTGTGACGGATCGCGAACGTTAACTATCTTGCCGTCGTCTTGCGTTACATACCGGCTACCCAGACCATACGCCTTGGCTTTCTCCAGCGTAGAGAAGGTGGTGTTGGCGTTGATGGTTTTATCAGGCTCGCCATTCATGTTCCGAAATCGCAGAGAATACGCCACCGGATTGCTCAGTTCGCTCAGCTTATTGTCCATCACAGCTTCACCGCCTTAATTTCCCGGATGTATTTCAGGCAAAGCGGGCAGGTTATTCCTCCTCGCTGCACAACCTTTGTCTTGGCGATAACGTTTGTGCAGCAGCCAAATGAATAAAATTCACCGGAGCACAACAGCATTGGATCGCCTGATCGCTCTACCGACAGGTGCCAGAATCTCTCTCCGAGAGGCGTTTTTTCGCCGTCATCATTGATGAGTATTTTCACCAGCGTGCTCATAATGCTTTCTCCTGGGCATCGGCCCTATACAAAACACATTCCCGAATCACAGAACTGCACCAAATCCATCTGAGCGCCTTTGCCGCCGCTTGGTTTTAACGGTGCCTCGGCAAGTGGGACACCGTACTTTGTCAGCCACAACCACGGCCAAGTTTTCTGGATCTCCCTCTCATGCTCGCAGGCGCGCTGGAAGTCTTCAGTAACGTTCTCTTTCATGAACAACCACAGGTCGTCATCGCGGTTTGGGCACATCCAGCAGAGCGATGCGGGTGGCGTTGGGAGGCCGTAATCTTCTACGCACTGGATGCACATCTGCTTTGTCAGCATCATGTCGATGAGCGGATAACGGCGGCGCCATTTCCCATCTGTGACCTTCATGCGGCGCGCTGCTTCTTCGATGCTGATCCCCATCCACATATCTACACCGCGTGCCGTCAGAAATTTTTCGCCGTACTTATCGTTAAGAAATCTCTGCACTACCTCCTGCTTCCATTTGACACTGCAGAATGTTGGCTTTTTGCCGGTACACCACCCATTCGCATCGCGGCCGTTACGTGTGGAGAAATACCCTGGCAACGGCTCATCTTCATCTGGCCCGACGATGTCGTAGGTGGCGTAAAGGCTTTTCGGAACGATGTGATATTCGATGCCGACTTCATCGCAAAGCGCCTTGATATGCTTGGCTTGGTATGCAAAAACGTTGCTTGCTTCGCGCTCGGTGTCCGACATAACGATCACGTCGGGTTTTGGCAAGACGCCTGCATGAATCAGGCAGATCATTGCGTTGCTCTGGGTTCCGCCACCGCTCGAAAGCACATTGAAGCGAGCGGGGTTGTGCTTAAACAGGCGACGCGGAATGAAGGATTTCATGAATCTACCCACGCTCCACCTCCCTAGCGCCGACCTGCTTGAACTCGATAACCCACACCCAGGGATTGGCGCCCCAGCTTTCTTCGCCGTAGATGGACTGCCATAACTCACTGAATGCCACCTGGTGCATCATGTGTTCGTGACCAGGGGAAACACCGGCTTTCACGCCTTCAGCCTTGGCGTCCTCTTCGCTGATATCGTTCAGGCGCTCAACGCGCACGGCGGTGATTTCTAGCGTGATTCTGCTGGCCCAGCGCGGCATGTGGATTGATGGGCGCCAGTTGCCTTCTGCGCCACTAATCAAATCTGCATACCATTGTGCAAACCAATACTTTTCAAGATTTGGGTCTTCTTCCTCGCCATCGTCTTCACCTATGACACGAAGACCACCATCGGCTCGGTAAGCAATGGCTGGGTGACCATCATGATTCACATCAGCCCACGTCTCCCGCACCCACAACCGATCGCCTACCTGGCCGAATGGGCATAGGAACGGGTTCGAGCGAGCTCTGCTGATTCCCAGCGCATCTGATAATGACCAGTAATATTTTCCCTCTTCACTAGCATTTTCAGACTCGATAATCTTCCTCAGCCCAAAAGTCTTGCTTTCAGGTTGAACCTTAATAACCCGCCGCGTCTGGGTCTTGCGGCCGTCGAGAATGGCGCGAACCATCTCTCCGTTGAAAATCACTGGGCGCTCTTTCATTTGGCCTCCCGAGGATTGATGACTTGTTCAGCTGCATATTTCATAGTGTCTCGACATTCAAAAATCGTAACCGAGTCACTATCATCAAGGCCTGCTGCATCTACTTGCCTGACAAATGCATCAATCAACGCCTTGCACGCTTGCTCACGGATAGCTGCAAGTGCTGAGTCAGTGGCTGGGGTTTCAGGAATCTGCATGATGAATTTACGTACTGTCTGATATTCATCGTTGCGATAGCTTCCAAAGGCGTAAATGAACGGCTTATTGAGGTTGTGACCATTTTTATTGATGTAGTCTTTGCAACCTTGCTCGGTAAAGCAGCCGGTCACAAACACATCAATCTCTTTCATGGCGTATCTATCCCAGCCATCCCTAACTTCATATTTGGCCTGATAGATAGCCTCCAGGCGCCGATGCTGCGTCTCTGTGGCTTCGACATAATTGCCACTCTGGTTTTCAACCCAGCAAATACGATCGCAGTCGTGGTCTTCAGAGGCGACGATTTCCCGCTTGGTCATGACTGCAAAAAATGGCTGGTCAGTTATACGGTTATCTTGGGTGCGGATTAGCTCGCCGATAGCACTCAGTTCAGAGCGCTCGCGCTTCAGCGCCTGGTTCTCCACAGCCAGCGCATCGCGCTCAGCCTTCAGTGCTTCATAGTCGGAGAATTTAACGAACTCACCGTGTTCGTTTTCGCGGGCAAACGGCTCAAAGCGAGCCGCATGCATGACGTAATCAGGGTTATATCTCTGAACCATCTGAATTCTCCTTGCTGCTGGTGGAGCGGTACTCATCGAGAATGGCGAGCACATCAAGCTGAGTGCCGGCGGGAAGGATGTAGGCAGTCTGGTCGTCGATTTCACGGACTTCAGCCTGTGCTAAGAGCGTGACGAGCTTGCGGGACTTTGGAGCACTGAATTTCGGCGCGATGAAGGATTTAGTGACCTTATTCTTGCCTGCGGCTTTGGCCTTCTCAACGTCGCCAGCCAGCACTTTTCCGGCTTGATCGCCATGCTCTTTTACGCGCTCAACAGCAGCATCGATGGCAACGGCGCCATCTTTGACCAGCGTCTGAACATCGTGATTTGCTTGGGTGAGGGCAAGCAACTTATCGACCGTAGCGCGGCTTTTGCCGACCAGCGCGGCGATCTCATCCGGTGACAGATTGAAGCCTGCGAGCTCTTTTACCACCTGAGATTGCTCGTATGGGGTAAGCGCCAGCTGGCTATTGCTGTTCATGATGCGCGCTATGCGCTCCACGTCGCTACCAGTGAAAGGCAGGATGGCTATCCAATCAACGGGCTTTCCCGCGTCACGGCAACGCAAATATGCGCGGTGCCGGCGGTGGCCCTCAACAATCCAAACACCGCCTTCATCGCGTGGGCGAACCTCAAGCGGAGGAACCGGCTTTCCTGATGACAGGTGATTGAACAGGTCATCATCAGCGGCCTGTGTGCGCTCATCGTCTACGCGCTTGTTGAAGCCTTCCTGGACGTGAATATCAGCCAGCTTGATGAACATTCCGGAGTCAGTCCGCTTAAGCGTTCCGTTGTTCTTCATCTGCTTGAATGAGTTCGCCATGCATTAACTCCAGACCGCGCCGGCAGTCAGCAGGCACAGGGTAAAAATGAGTAGGTAGAAGAGGTGTTTGCCGTGGTGACGTTTAGGGGCGAAATCGCCCCCGGTCAGGTCGTACTTGTGCTGAATACGGGCGTTGAGGCTTACCATGTTGGCCTCCGCTGCTGAGTGTGCAGGCGGCGCTGCAGTGTTCTGATGTTCTGGCGGACGACGTACACCGGCGCACAGGTATCGGCGCAGACGAGGATTCTCACGGCCTTATATCTGCCGTCTTCATAGCGCTGAATGCTCACAGCCTGTTTTGCTACGTCGCGCGTCTGGCCGCAGTGTTCACAGCGTTGGGTGGTGGTTTGCATAACATGTCCTCTCAATGAAATTCACATGGGTAAAGGCGCTGCCTTGTTGGGATCCGCGCTCGCTTTCGCTACGGTTCCGGCACTTCCGGAGCGGTGGGCAGCGCCTTTACTGATGTGAAAAAAAGAGCCCCGGCTAGCGGGGCAAACTGGAAGAAACGAAAGTGTCATGGTGAGTGCCAGGGTGATGCCTGGCTTCAGATGCCTTTACTTTTAAGCCCAATAAAAAACCGCATCCCTCCGGGCTGAATAGCTTTAGCTCGACAGGTAAAACCCCAGCGCCGACCAGAACGCGACGCAGATGACAACCACGCCAAGCCAGACTTTTTCGTTGAATGTCATGATTTCCTCAGTGCGTCCCGTAGAGCGCGGTGGGTGTTAGCTGGCTAGCCACTCGTCATAGGTTTTCAGCGGCTTTCCGGTCATAAATTCATTGCCTTTACCATCATCAGCGCAGGCAAGGTAAATCTGATATTCGCTGTCGTTGTCGCCGCGCGCTTTAGTCTGCCAATTCGCGTTTTGTTCGAGTTGCATCTTGTAACCCTCTGTTGTAGTGGTTTTATGCCTACCGCCCCACACTGGCAGCGGCAGGGTAAAAGCACTCCGTAACCGTTACATTTTCCAGCCCTCCAGTTGTCTGCCTGTTCACGTTGCTGGGTCAGGCTCCCGTGCTTATGTCCCCACGCACCCGTCATAGCCGAAGCTGATAAGAGCAAGCGGGGTTAAAAGTCTTTCTCCCTAAAGAACGTCTCCGGTCGATCCCTCTCGGGGCCGGGGAGTGATTGCACGCTCACCCCTGGGCGTCTTACCTGTTTGGCTTCCTGCCAGTGACGTTGTTGCTGTCGATGGAGTGAATAATAGGCATGGTTATAATTCATGTAAATAGCTAAAACTATAAAAATATAGACATAGCTATTATTTCATTGATATTTAAGGTTATTTATTTTCGTTTTTTAAAGCGCTACTATCGGAAAAACTTGCTGGAGGTAGGTATGGAATCGAATTGGCAAGACGAACGACCAGCGTTTATCGTTGGCGAGATAGGCGAGGCAGTGCTGGAGCTGGTGATTGAAGGTAAGGTAATCAACCGCGACAATGTAGCTGACTATCTTGAAGGTAAGTGTAAATCAGTGGGCAACGTGATTCACAAGGGGATCCTGCGTGATGCGGCAGCGGCTGTGAGGCAGGGGAAGTAAGGCACAAAAAACCCGGCTCGGCGGCCGGGTGTCTATTGTAGTCAGCCATTAAAGCTTTCCGTACATGATGGACTCGTGCAGTAGAGCTTTTCCCATAACAAAGAACTGATCTTCAGTGTTTTCGTCGATATACCATTTTTCAAGGTGAGGGTTATCAGAAAGAACGGCGAGCTTTGTACCTTGCATTTGCAAGCGCTTTACATGAAACGTTTTACCGTAAACAAATGCATAAACACCATCCGTAGTAAACTCACGAACAGCAACATCGAAAAACAGCCGATCCCCTGATTTTATCGTAGGGGACATGCTATCTCCGTCTACCGTCATAACTTTTACGTCCTGGGCCGCCCTGTGACCAAACAATGCTTTGGCGCGGTCTGAAGTAAACTCAATTGCATTCAATACTTCAACAACCTCGGAAAGCATGTAACTCCCTGGACCTGCGCTAACTACCAAATCAAGAACCTCAACTCGATAGATGTCGGAGTCATCCCGGATGCTATCTGTTAAATCGATACGTTTTGACTCTGTTGCGCTATCGCGCATGGGCTCCGTTCCTTCAGCGAGCCATTCCGCACGTACTCCAAGTACATTCGCGATCTGAGCGGTTTTCTTTGATCCCTTGGCGCCGCCGCTGACCAACTTCCAAACGCTAGGCTGGGCCATGCCAACAGCCTCAGCCAAGGCGTTTTGCGTGAAGCCACTCTCTTTCATGGCCTGATTTAGTCGTTCCGAGAAGGTCGTTTTTTTCATACCGCCATCATATAGCTGAGACTATTTAACTATCAAATAGCTTTGCCTATTTACAATTGGCATAGCTATGACTATTATTTCGGTAAATTAAAAAGACGGAGCTATTTATGGTTAACCAAGCAATCAAGAAGGCTATTGAAGTCCTGGGTAGCCAGCAAAAGCTTGCCGATGCCTGTGGGGTAAAGCAGCCCTCAGTTTGGGCATGGCTTCACAACAAAGCGAAGGTTTCACCTGAGCACGTAGGCCACATCGAACGAGTAACCAATGGGGAGATCCCCGGCTACATGATTCGTCCTGATCTGCCTCACATGTTCAAAAAACCAAACTAATCACTGCAACACGACGGAAATTTTAAATGGAATCAGTCGCAACAAGTCGCAATTCAGTGCGCGTCAACTGCAAGCCTGAAGTGCTGGAGAGCTTCTTTCACAAGGAGGCCATTTTGCGCGGCAACAAGCCGCTGGCGATGGGGATGGGGATCCACCCTTCGGGGTTGAGCCGTGACAAGGTTCGCATCGTGAAGATGGCGGCGCGGATGGTGTTGGAACTTGGATTGCCTGAGGGATGTGTTGCAGCTCCAGGATGCGAGCAAAACGTAGTGCTGACCGGCGATGAGGCAAAAAAGTTGCTTTCGATACTGGAGCACATCCGGGAACCAAAGACGGAATAGGGGGCTTTATGGCCTGGGACACGTTTGTTTACGACAACATCAAGAAGCAGCTGGTGAAAGAGGGATTCAGCGAAGCGCTGGCTCAGGGGGGCATCACACGGAGCCGACCTTTACCGGCGGAAGTCGCAGGCGAGCAGGAAGGGGATGATTTATGACGACTGTCTCACGCTTGCGCGCCAGTACGTGCTTGCGAGCTGTACCAAGGAAGAGAAGCCGGAATCAGGGAAGAAGAAAAGCCGAACAGTTGCAGCTGCTCGGCCGACACTTTTCTAGATAGGAGTTCTGCTATGAACAACCTGATTGTGATCGAAGAGACCGCCATTCGTCAAGACTCGGCTGGCCGTTACTGCCTGAATGACCTGCATAGGGCCGCTGGTGGTGAGGAGCGCCATAAGCCGAAATACTGGTACGCCACCCAGCAAACGCAAGAGCTTGTGCAACTTTTGACCGAGGGTGGAATTCCCCCCTCGGAGCAAAATCAACCAATTAGCGTTATTCGCGGTGGTTTGGAGCAGGGCAGCTATGCCTGCAAAGAGCTGGTTTACTCCTACGCCATGTGGATCAGTGCCGCCTTCAACCTGAAGGTGATACGCACATTCGACGCCGTGCAGACCGCATCACCGATGACAGAGCTGGAAATGATCGCTCTGATGGCGACCAAGGCCGCCGAGCAGCAGCGCCAGATGAACGCATTACAGCTGCAGGTGAGCGGCGTAACCCAGCAGATTGAAGAAATCTCGACCGGCGCCATTCCTCCTGGCTGGCAGACTGTCCGCAACCTGGTTGCTGAATCCGGCCTTTCCGACGGGAAGGTAAGAGCGTTGATCAGCGCCTTTCATGTACCCAGCAAGAAAATCCCCTTCAATGCACCGGGCGGCATTCTGACGAATGCGACGGTGGCGAAAGAGGACGATTTCATATCTGCCCTCGACGAGGTACGCAGAACGGCGACGCGCGCCTGCCGTAGCAAGTACTGGTATCACCCGCGCCTCGGCCGTTTCGAGATGAAAGAGCTGCATGACTAGCCGCGAGGTTGATCGGTACTACGTAGACAGCCACGGCATTCGCGTGCATGTCATCCGTTGGGAAATCGGCGAGAACCGAGTGATTTTTCTGCGTGATGGTTATGAGCATGGCGAGTGCTTCAGGTCTGTCGAGAACTTCAAAGAGAATTTTAAGCGAGTCGAAGTATGAGCATGAACCTGATGGCGCAGGCTATGAGCATCAAAGTGGGCAATCCACTGCGCAAGTTGGTGCTGATCAAGATAGCTGATAACGCGAACGACAAGGGCGAGTGCTGGCCTTCATATCAGCATGTCGCTGACCACTGTGAGTGCAGCAAAAGCGCTGTACGGGCGCACATTGAGGCATTGATAAAGATGGGTTTACTCACCAAAGAGAACCGCCTTGGCGTGAACAATGGGAAGGGGAATACCTCGAATCTCTACTATCTGACCCTGGACAACCCTGTGCCGTCAGAAAGCATAGCCCCCTGTGCCGTCAAAAAGCATAGCCCTATGCCGTCAAAAAGCACAGAGGTGTGCCAGCAGGTGACACAGGGTGTGCCGTCAGAAAGCACACCCCCTATGCCAGCAGATGGCACCAGAACCAGTCACTCTTTTGAACCAGTCATTGAACCAAAAGAAAAACCCCCCATAGCCCCCCAGAGCGATGCGGGAGCAGAGAACCCATCGGCTGAGGCTGGGGAAGTTCTCGATTTTCTGAATGAAAAAATCAACGGCAGGACGCCAAAGCGTGCCGACACGTTGCGTGAAATTGCCGAGCGCCTGGCAGAAGGCAACAGCGCCGCCGAACTGAAGCTGGTGGCTGAACACCGTGCAAGTCTGCTGCTGGGCGATCCGAAGATGGGCCACATGCTCAGCGCCAAGATGATTTTCGATGCCGTCCGGTTCGGTGGTTATCTGGCCGCCGCCAATGCCTGGGATCGTCAGCGCAGCCACAAAGCCGCTATGGCCGAAGCAGTCGAACAGCAGCGTCAGGATCCGGTGGCCGGTGACGCGCCGGAGATTGATTTCGATGATGCGTTCGATCGCCTGCTGATTGAGGGCTTGCAGCCTGAGAATCCGGCCGAGAAACAGGCGTTACAGCATGTTCAGAAGCACGGCTTCAGTTCCAAGGTTGAAGAAAACGCACGCCGTGAGTGGCGGGTAATTTTGGCTAAGGCGTATGCCCGCACAGGAGGCATTGAGGTATGAGAGCGATAGTCAAAGCAGCGGTACAGCGTGATCTGGGTATTGCCCTGATCCCGGTTGACGAAAAGCTGGCGTTTCACATGTCGGGCCGCGTGATGGTTTCCACGCTGCCGAAAGAGTTCAAGGATGCACCTGAAGGTATCCTGCCGGCGGTGGAGCATGAGATCGCCAACGATCCGCGGTTACAGGGTTTCTTTACAGATGAACGCGTTATCAACGCCTGCGGCGGCGTTAATGCTATTGAAGCCTGGGCGACGCAGTTCACGAAATGTCAGTACAGCAAGCACGACCTGCCGGAGACAATTCTGGACACCGAGCGCGTAGGTAATTCGGCCGTTCGCATCTGTCCTGGGTGCTACAAAAAAAGCCTGGGTGTATCGCCAAAGCTGGAAAAAATAGCTGCTCGCAACACGGCGCGCTGGGTGGTGGCAACGGCAAAGCACCGTCTGAAATCCGAGGGACAGTTGACAATCCCTGAGCTGATGCTGTGGGCCATGCTGTCCGGTGTATTCGACCTGATCCCCGATGACGTCGCGCGCACCGTCACCGACATACCAGAGCCAAAGGTGATCACAGGCACTCGCAAGGAGTCCGAGATGGATTGCACGCCGGCGGCCACTGAGATTATTTCCAAGCAGGCCCAGAAGTGTTTCATGGTCGATCCTGAAGTCCCTGGCGCCTTTGTGCTGCGCCCTAAGAAAACCCGCGCCGAAGACAGCAAATATACCCGCTGGGTTAAGACTCGCCCCTGCTGCGGTTGCGGTGCTCGCTCAGACGACCCTCACCACATCATCGGCCACGGGCAGGGCGGCATGGGAACAAAGGCCCACGACTTCTTCACTATCCCGCTGTGCCGTAAATGCCACGACGCATTGCACGAGGATGTAGCGGCGTGGGAAGCGGAACATGGTAGCCAGGTTGAGCTGCTGTTTGAGTTCCTGGACTTCTCCTTCGGCATCGGGGCGATCGCATGAAAGAGGTGACCATAACACGCCAGCAGTACCGGAACGTCTGCGATGCGCTGCTGAACACAGCCAATCTGAACGAGCAGCTTTTGCTGCTCTCAACCGCCGACAAGCGTTCGGAAAGAGTTCATCGCCAAGCCAGCAAGCTATTACAAAAAATTCGCCAGCAACTTCAGGAAGCCGTGGGAGAAAAAGCATGAGAGACATCCAGCTAGTTTTAGAGCGTTGGGGCCAGTGGGCGAAAGACAACAGCGGTGTGGACTACTCTCCGATCGCTGCTGGGTTTAAGGGGCTTCTGCCGAGTACGAGCAAGAGTAAGCCTTCATGCTGCGATAATGACGGCCTGATTGTTGACGGTGCCGTGGGTAGATTGAAGAAGGTACGCGACGAAAGAGAGCTCGGAGTAATCATGCTGCACTACCGATACGGGGTGTCAAAGTCGGAGATAGCTCGTAGATGGAAGGTTTCAGAGGGGAACATAAGGCAAAAGCTGATGATGGCGGAAAGCTTTATAGAAGGCTGTTTGGCTATGACTGGGGCAACGCTTGAGATGGATGCATGGACGAGCAGATCAGAAATTTCGGCAGTCGCATAAATTTCCGCTTTTCGTTACGATTTTTACTGGCTATTGTGATAAGAGTGGTTACGCAGTGACGTAGCTTATCAAATTTCAAAACCTTGCTTCGGCGGGGTTTTTTGCTATTCAGCAGTGGACAAGGAATCGGCAATGTTGTCCTACGACTGACACAACCCCAATGATTACCATGAGTTAGAGTCTCGATGTAAAGTCTAGACATCGCCAAATAGATGGCGATTTCAACTACTTTTCAAGGAGATATGCTCATGCAAGCTGCTGAAACTCATTATCTGGACAACGGTTACACCTTCCATATTCCACCTGTATCATACCGTCGCCGCGTCTGCGTGCCGCTTCTGATGGCCGTCGCGCCAGGCGGTAAATCAAAAGCGAAACATATGTTGGTATTCAATGGTTCATGGGTAACCGAAGCGAAAGCAGAAGGCGCGATTTTCCTCGACGGTGGCTCAATGCCAGCAACTGCTTGTAACTCGTGGAACACATACATCGAACCTAATCAGTCTGTCTCAATTCAGGCGGTTAGTGAAAGTTCTAATGGTGGCTATGCACTGCCAAGCATTACGGTTTTAATCGGACAAGATTGACCTAGCTTTTCCAAAGCAAAGTAATTTACACAGGCCCCTTATATGGGCCTTCTTGCATTTCAGCCCCAGCCAACAGACGACACACACGGCACATCCTCTTACCGGCAGCGTTTACGGCTGGTGGCTGAACCCTACCCATAACCCGAAGCCGGGAAAGAGCCCCGGAAGGGGGAGGTTATGAAAATGCCCTGGAAGAACGAACCCAACATCCTATCAATGCTGATTGCGTTCGGCATGACTTTGCTGGGAGCCATTGCCAGTTACTCATTCAAGGTGCTAAACGGCGAGGCCTTCAGTTGGCGCACGCTGTTTCTACAGCTCTTCGTTTCTATCTTTGCCGGATTAACCATGGTGATGATCGCTCTGCATTACGATTGGCCGTCAGAAGTTATGGGCGGCGTGTGCGGCATGGCTGGTTGGTCTGGTGCGTCGCTGATTAAGGCGCTGGAACGTCGATTCCTGAATAAAGCGAGCGATAGCAATGAATATCAGTAAAAGCGGCATTGAGCTGATTAAGCGCTTCGAAGGCCTGCGGTTGAAAGCCTATCAAGATTCGGTGGGCGTCTGGACGATTGGCTACGGATGGACACAGCCGGTAGATGGTAAAAAAGTCGGCCCCGGAATGCAGATTGATCAGGCCACTGCCGATCGGCTGCTGAAATGCGGCGTTGTGCAGTATGAGCAGGGGGTTAATCAGCTTGTGAAGGCGCGAATTACCCAGGGGCAGTTCGACGCGCTGGTGAGCTTTGCGTATAACCTCGGCCTGCGGTCACTGAGCACATCCACGCTTCTGAAAAAGCTGAACGCTGGCGACAAGCAAGGCGCTGCCGAGCAATTTGGGCGCTGGATAAATGCCGGTGGTAAACGGTTGGATGGTCTGGTCGATCGCCGTACAGCTGAGCGCGAGATGTTTTTGTCATGAACACCTCATTCAGCTTCCGCACGATGGCGATCGTCCTGCTGCTGCAGGCGCTGATTGTTTCCGGCAGGCTGGTGTTTTACTTCCACAGCAACGCAGTAAAGGCCGGTGAGCAGGTTAAGCAGCTGCAGAGCGATAACAGCCTGAAGGCGAATATAATCGCCACACAGGCGTTTCAGTTCCAGCGCGCCAACGAAATCAGCAACGCAGCGACAAAGTACGGCATCAATACCGACGCAGCCACCCAGGGGAAAGAAATTGAATACCGGACGATCCTCAAGAAACAGCCGACGTGCGATCTGGCTGTGCCTGCCGCTATTGCTGGTGGGCTGCTCGACTACACGTACAGTCTACGTTCCAGCGCAATGCCAGCCAATCCCGCCATTACTGACACAGCCAGTGCTCGTACCTCTGCCGCCGGCGAACTGACATATTGCCAAGCAGTTTTGTGGATTGATCCGCTTCTTGCGGCGATCGACAAAGCTAACAACCAACTCCTAGCTATCCGCCAGCTTGATGAAGATAGAAAAAAATGAGCGTTGTACTGACACAAGAACAAATTAAAGAACTGGCCCGATTCGCTGCCGAAGACGGCCAGCCGGCCTACACAATTACAACCAGCACAATTCCGGCGTGGGAAGCGGAGAATGGTGAGCAGATTCCTGAATACAACGGTCTGATCGCATACTCGGAATCAGAAGATCATGGGGTGTTACAGCTGGAAGGGTAAACAGGCACACGTGACACGGTCACACAAGGCGGCCGCTGTTGAAAACAAGCAACCAATGAAGTGAATAAATGCTGAGCAAAGCCCCGTCATAGATTGACGGGGCTTCTAATTTTAGCGAATCAAGCCGCCAGTATATGCTGAATGCCCAAGAACATAGGCACAGCACCCAGACTGTTCGGCGGCAAGTTCAGCTGGACGAACCCATAACGAGCGTAAAAACCAATCGCTTCTGGGTCAGCGTCTAGATAGACGCCTTTTATAGGCAATGCCTTGTGGATGATTTTAATCTGCTCAAAGAACTCACACAGCAGATCCAAACCGTAGCCTTGCTTTTGATACTTAGTGGCTACACCAAGCATTACTAGTCGAACAACGCCAACTTCACGAGGAAGAGAGCCGGTAACTACCCCGCTCAATGCCGTTTTTTCCAGGCTAAACGCTGTAAAACTGCATATCCCGATCAACTCACCAGTGTTCTTATCGATCAGCGACTTTGCAGCACAATTCCCATCGGCAACGTTTTTTTTGAGTGAACCGCGAACAAAGGTATTCACTGCATCTTTCCCACAATCAAACTTCTTCTGACCGGGGTATGTGATATCCGCCTGATACGTACAGGCCATTACGTCCGCGTTACTTACATCACTTGTGGTCTGGTTCCCCATTGTGTTTCTTCCTCCTCATCAAGGCTTTCAGGGCAAGCGTTGGTGCGGCAGGTTCAGACATAAGTTGATTCAACTGATGCCAAGCCCCTTCAGATAGCTCACGGCGCCGTTGGTTGTCCAACACGCTTTCAGCTCTTTCCAGGGCGGCATTCAGTATGAACGACGTCAAATCCAAACCAGCGACAGCCGCCGCTTCACGAAGTACATCTTTTAAACTCACAGAAGTCTTCAACTCGACTCTTGCGTTCTTTAAACCTTTAGCTACATCCACAGGCATCTGCGAGACAGTAGTGGTTGCCATATTGAACCTCTCTATATTCCTCTAAACTCTCCTTCTGACAGGCGACGTTACCTTTTTCCAGTAAAAGGCCTTCGTCTTAAACTATTGAAATTACTAAAATTATGATTTGCCATTATTAACTCCTGATTACGTTTTTTTCAGTATATGTATCTTCTAAATTAAGATTCATCATCAAATCTAGTACGGATGATAGCCGTACTACGATGTAAGATTACCGCCGGTCTATGTAATTGTCAATGCATACGGCTATTATCCGTATGCCGCTCTCTCCTCATAGATACTCTCTGCGGCCTTGGCGCCACTCTCCGTCAACGTGAGATACAACCTTAAACTCTCATCCCTCTCAAGGAGGATCAGGCCATTCTTTGCCAGCGTTCGGCAGGACAGGCTGTAGTTGTTAGGAAAAAGCTCGACGGAGCGATTGGCTCTAACGATGTTGAACAATGCAGTTTGACGTATGCCTGCTGAACGCCCCTTTAAGCGAAAAGCATGCAGGATAAATAAGGTATCTTTTTGAATTGCTGATAATCGCATGTGATTGACTTATGGTGGTTGTTGGACATCAAATCATATCATGTATGAATAAGGCGAGGCTGGGAAGTGTTTATAAACTGGATGAGGAGAAGCAGGTCAAGCTCTGTGTGTATATAAACTGGCAGACTGTCGCGCCAGTACGTCAAGAGTGTTTATAAACTGGGATGGAACCAACAAATCACGGCCCCAAAATGCACCCTTGTGTGTTTACAAACGGGAAAAATCACGAGATGAAGAGCCAGATCACGCGATATAACGCAATGGACGTCGCAGCATCACGTTTCCCTCAAGGCGGGTTGGTTGGCTCCATGCCACTCCTACAAAGACTGAGTATTTCCAGGTTATCGATGCCGGTGGCACTACAGCAACTGACTACGACATCGTAGTTAGCTCTGACCACGCCGATTTCACCATTAATTTGCAACGCGAAGATCTCCGCTGGCTTCCGGCTATTGGGTGACATGAGCGTTATCCAGTTAACCCCTGGCCGTATGGCTGAATACGCTCAGGCATTCACTAAGGCATAAGAATGACGCTGACAATTAAGCAAGAGGCTTTCTGTCAGGCATACATCGAAACCGGTAACGCGTCGGAGGCGTACAGGAAGGCGTATGCTGCTGACAGGATGAAGCCAGAGAGCGTTAACCGGAAGGCAAAGGAATTGCTCGACAACGGCAAGATTACGGCAAGGATCGCAGCACTACAGGGAGAACACCGCCAGAGGCATAACCTTACTGTAGACGATTTGCTTATCGAGCTTGAGGAGGCCAGGCGTGCAGCTCTTGATTCCGATACGGCTCAAGCATCCGCCGCCGTAGGCGCTACGATGGGTAAGGCTAAGCTACTTGGACTGGATAAGGTGATAATTGATCACCGGTCTGGAGACGGCAGCATGACGCCTAAACCAACAGTAATTCAGCTACTGCCAGTCGAGCCGAAAAATGAGTGAAGCTGTTCAACTGCCAATTCCCGCCAAGTTAGCTCCGCTGTTCACCGCCATAGATAAGCGCTATCGCTGCTCACACGGTGGCCGCGGTAGTGCTAAGACACGCACTTTTGCCATGATGACAGCAGTTAAAGCCTACCAGGCGATGATGAATGGCGAAGCTGGAGTGATCTTGTGTGCTCGTGAGTTCATGAACTCACTGGAAGAGTCGAGCATGCAGGAGGTTAAGCAGGCGATCCTATCGGTGCCATGGTTAGCAGCCAACTTCGATATTGGTGAGAAGTACATCCGAACTATCGATAAAAGTGTGAATTACGTGTTTTGTGGCCTACGGCATAACCTCGACAGCATCAAGTCGAAAGCACGTATCCTTTTATGCTGGGTTGATGAGGCTGAATCAGTCAGCGAAATAGCCTGGCAGAAGTTGAGCCCTACCGTACGTGAGGAAGGCTCAGAGATTTGGGTAACGTGGAACCCAGAGCGCGACGGTAGTGCCACTGATAAGCGTTTTCGCAAAGAGGCTGGCGATGACTGCATTACCGTTGAGATGAACTACACCGATAATCCCTGGTTCCCCGACGTGCTGGAAGGTGAGCGGCTGAACGATGAGCGCCGTCTTGATCCGGCAACATACGCATGGGTATGGGAAGGGGCTTACCTCGAAAACTCGGATAAGCAGGTACTGGCCGGCAAATATCGGATTGCTGAATTTTCCGACAATCTCTGGAAAGAGGCGGAACGCCTGTTCTTCGGTGCCGACTTCGGTTTCGCTAAAGACCCGAATACGTTGGTGCGTTCATTCATTCTGCATAACCGCCTTTACATCGAATATGAGGCATATGGTCAGCATACCGAACTTGACCACATGCCTGAGCTGTACGACACCATCCCCGGTGTGCGTGACTGGCCCATTAAGGCCGACTCAGCGCGCCCGGAGACAATCAGTTATCTCAAGCGACAGGGATTCAATATTTCAGCTGCTGAAAAGTGGCAGGGAAGCGTTGAGGACGGGATCGCCCATCTCCGTGGCTTTGACGAAATAATCATTCATCCTCGCTGCAAGAACGTGGCGCGCGAGGCACGGCTCTGGTCTTACAAAACTGACCGTATCACCGGTGAAGTGTTACCAAAACTGGCAGATGGCAATGAGCACTGTTGGGATGGGATACGCTACAGCTTGGATGGACATATCAAACGCAAATCTCAGGCCGTCGGGATGCTGATCCCTAAGCGACTCCGGTAAACCATTCCAAACGGAAACCACATGAACAAAAATCTCCAACTGGCCGTCAACCACGCGTTGAACGACGCCAGGATTGAGCGTGCTCGTATGGCGATGCTTGGGCCATCTATGGGCCTGGATAATAAACGCGGCTCCGCCTGGTGCGAATACGGCTTTCCTGAGCAGGTAACCTACGACAACCTCTATTCGTTATATCGCCGCGGTGGGATTGCACATGGCGCCGTGGAAAAGCTGGTGGGCAAATGCTGGCAGACCAACCCGGAGATCATCGAGGGTGATAAGGCCGACGAGAAGCGCGCGGAAACTGCCTGGGAGAAAAAACTCAAACCGGTATTCACGAACCGGTTATGGCGCGCTTTTGCAGAGGCTGACCGCCGGCGGCTTGTCGGGCGTTACTCTGGCATTTTGCTGCACATCCGCGACAACAAACCATGGAATAACGAAGTAACCAGAGGCCGAGGCCTCGAAAAAGTCACGGTAGCCTGGGCTGGTTCACTAAACGTGAGCGAGTGGGATACCGGGCTTAACTCGCAAACATACGGCCAGCCGAAGATGTGGCAATACACAGAGCGGCTTTCAAATGGAGCCTCGCGACGTGTCGAAATCCATCCAGACCGGATCTTCATCCTTGGCGACTACACCGATGACGCTATCGGGTTCCTTGAGCCAGCATACAACGCCTTCGTCAGTCTGGAGAAAGTAGAGGGCGGTTCCGGTGAGTCATTCCTGAAGAATGCAGCGCGGCAGCTGGCGCTGAGCTTCGACAAAGAGATCGATTTCGGCAGTCTGGCGTCTATGTATGGCGTAAGCGTTGACGAATTGCAGGACAAGTTCAACGAAGCCGCGCGCGAGATGAACCGCGGCAACGATGTGCTGATGAGCCTACAGGGTGCAGCTGTTACCTCCCTTGTTTCACCAGTGTCTGATCCAAGCCCAACCTATAGCGTGAACCTGCAAACGGCTTCTGCCGGCGTTGATATTCCTTCGCGGATACTGGTAGGCAACCAGCAGGCTGAGCGCTCAAGCACCGAAGACCAGAAGTACATGAACGGACGCTGCCAGAGTCGCCGTGGCAATCTGTCATTCGAAATTGAGGACTTCTGCGACAAGCTGATCGACCTGAGAATTATCGATTCTGTCGGCCAGAAAACGGTTATCTGGGACGATCTCAATCAACAGACTCGCGCTGAGCGCCTGGCAGACTCTAAGACCATGGCAGAAGTGAACAAGGCTATGGTTGAAAGCGGTGATACGGCGCCGTTCAGCGGTGAGGAAATTCGCACTGCTGCAGGATTCGAAACTGAAGGCGGCGAGCCTCTTGGAGAGACAGGGGATGACGACGAAACCTAAGCCTCCAATCCTGCCGAGCAACATCAAAGATCCCACAGGAGTTGATAAGTTAGAGCGTGGCGCCATGCGTGAGTTTGCAAAGCGCATGAAGCTGATAACGAAAGGCTATATCGACATTCTAAACCGCATCCCCTCTGAACCCGTCGTAAACGAGCGCTACACCTTCCGTCTTGATCAGGGGCTTCTGTCGATGCTGCTTCAGAACGGTGAAGCGCTGGTGGACGAAATTCTGCTGGAGGGTGGGGAGTTCAATCTGTGGTTCTTTGGCCGCTATGTGTCCGTGGCTTACCAGCGAGGAACGGCGCAGGAGTATTACAACCTCTCCCAGCAATCCTCTGCTTACGCTGCCGGCCAGCAGGATGTTCCCAACATCTTGTTGAGTGAACCCTATCAGCTGCGGCTGATTCTGGTCAGAGCGCGTGAATTCGAAGAGATGAAAGGGCTCAGCGCTCAGGTTAAGAGCGATATGGCGCGAATTCTGACTGATGGCATTGCCAGGGGGCTCAATCCGCGAGACGTAGCCAAAAACCTCAACGAGCAAACCGGCATTGAAACCCGACGCGCGAGTCGCATTGCCAGGACTGAGATCACGACCGCACTGCGGCGAGCACGTTGGGATGAAGCTCAGGATGCGCAAGACCGCTACGGCATCAAAACAAAGCTGCTTCACATCTCTGCGTTAAGCCCTACCACCCGAGCAACACATGCCGCCAGACATGCTCACCTGTACACGCAGGATGAGGTGAGGGAGTGGTACACGAAGAACGGCAATGCCATCAACTGCAAATGCTCTCAGCTTTCCGTGCTGGTGGATGACAAGGGGAACCCTCTCACTCCTTCGATCATCGACAAGGCCAAGCAGACGTTCAACGACATGAAGGAGAGAGGCTACAAATGGGCAGAGGGTTAATCCATGAAAGTTCAAGTTAACGTCACTACGAAGGTCAACAGCCATGCAATTCGCCGGGAGTCATATAACGGCCGCGAGCATCTTGTTTTGCCGAGCTACACACTGCCCGCAAACGTGGTCATGAATGATGGGCTGTATACGGCCAGCGAAATCGATGCTCACTATCAAGGGCTTGAAGGCACGCTGGCGCCGCTGGGGCATCCTCAGCTAAATGGCGCATTCATCTCTGCCTTTTCTCCTGAAGGTATCAACCAGGGTCATATCGGCGCCTGGAATCGCAATGTGAAGAAATCGGGCAACCGGATCTACCTGGAGAAGTGGGTTGATACCCAGATCGCTAACCAGAGCGAGGGAGGTAGGGAGCTTATCTCCCGCGTAGAGGCCATTGAGCGCGGCGAAGATGTTCCACCTATTCATACCAGCGTTGCGGTGTTTCTCGACCAGCTTGAGCCCAATGAGCAACAGAAGGCCACAGGTGCCAAGTGGGTGGCGAAGATTCACGGCATGGATCATGACGCAATCTTGCTGCATGAAGTAGGCGCAGCGACACCTGAGCAGGGCGTTGGTCTGATGGTTAACGCTGACCTTGCCACGCCGTTAAAAGCTAACTCTGGCGCGCTGATTGGCGAATCCTACCGGGATCGTGAGCAACGTCTCGACCGAGCAGCAAAAGAAAGATTCGCTCCCGGCGAAAATGAATATGCCTGGGTGGCTGACTTCACCGACTCGCAGGTCGTGATCATCCGCAACGGCGGCGCAGCCCAGGTTTATGGCTACTCGTCTGAGGGTGGGAAAATTACCTTCGATGAAACCGGCACACCGGTTTCGCGGCAGGAATCCTGGGTGACGGTCGTCGCCAACAAAGTTAAATCCCTTTTCAATCCGCAGGGACAACCTGCAACCAACCACCAAACGGAGGGCGACATGCCTTTAACCACTGAAGAGAAACAAGAGCTGATCACCGAAATCGGCAAAGGCCTGGCCGCCAACTTCGCCGAGGCGCTCAAGCCTATTACCGAGAAAGTTGAAGCGCTGCAGGCCAACCATACCCAACTAGCCGAAACTCTTACTGCCAACTCCCGCGCAGAAGAGAAAACCAAGCGTGAAGCAGTGGCGAAAGTTCACGGCGAAATCGTGGCAAACGCGCTGCAAGGCGAAGCGCTGGAAGCGATGTTTAAAACGCTGGGCGAATCGGCGCCGCTGGCAGGTAACTCAGGCCAGCATCAGCAAGAATCCGGCGCACCTGCCGCAGATGCATACTTCAAATAAGGGGGCTATCCAATGCCACGTTATCGTCGCGTAAACATCGACGGAAAGTCGCTGTATAAGACCGAAACTCGCACCACTGCCGCGGCACTTTTGCCAGGCACTGCTGCCGTCATCAACGCCAGCGATGAATTCGCTCAGGCTACCTCGCTAAAGGGTCGTATCTACATCATCGACGTTGCCTACCATCAAGGGCTGAAAATCACCGAAGCGGTTCCTGCAGGCGATTCCGCTGTAGGCAACTACGTGGAAGAAGGCCGTGAACTGGCGCTGCTCTGCGTACCTGGCACGTACAAGAAAGACAGCCCGATCAAGCTTGGCGCTAACGGCCAATTCACCCTGGCAACTGCTGACACTGACTCAGTGATCGGTTACAGCCAGGACGAAGCTACCATCGCCGCCGGCGCTACCGATTTCATCCGCGTGCGTATGCGCGTTGGCACTGTCGCCGCTGGCGCTTAAAAGAAGGATAAACGCACATGTATTTCTCCAAAGAGACATTGGCTGCAAACAGCCGCCTCGGCGGTCATTGGAATGAACTGTGGGCGAACCGCAATATGTGGAACGCCAATCATAACGCCATGATCGCTGCCAACCGCGCCCACATGACACAGGAGTGGTTGGCAGTAAACGCTGCTGGTGGCTTTACTCGTGATTTCTGGGCTGAAATTGATCGCCAGGTACTGCAACTGCGCGATCAGGAAGTTGGCATGGAAATCATCAACGATCTGGCCGGCGTACAAACGGTTCTGTCCGTCGGCAAAACTGCCAAGCTGTATAGCGTGGTAGGTGATATTGCTGATGATGTGTCGGTAAGCATTGATGGCCAGGCGCCGTTCTCCTTTGACCACACAGAATACGCCAGCGATGGCGACCCAATTCCGGTATTCACTGCCGGCTATGGTGTGAACTGGCGTCATGCTGCCGGGCTGAACACCGTGGGTATCGATCTGGTGTTGGACTCGCAAATGGCTAAGATGCGTAAGTTCAACCAGAAGCGCGTCAACTATTACCTCAACGGTGATCCTAACATCCAGGTTCAGTCCTATCCTGCGCAGGGCATTAAAAATCACCGCAACACCAAAAAGCTCAATCTGGGGGCTGGTGCCGGCGGCGCAAACATCGATCTGACTGCAGCAACGATGACTCAGTTGTTCGAGTTCTTCGGCAAAGGTGCATTCGGTGCGCTGGTGCGCGCCAACAAAGTCTCTCAGTACGACGTGATGTGGGTATCCCCAGAAATCTGGGCAAACCTGGCGCAGCCATACGTGGTCAACGGCGTTGTGAGTGGCACTGTATTGCAGGCGGTACTGCCATTTGCACCGGTTAAAGAAATTCGCATGACCTTTGCACTGAAGGGTAATGAGTTCGTCGCTTACGTCCGTCGCCGTGATGTGATCTCTCCGCTGGTCGGCATGGCTGTGGGTGTTGTTCCGCTGCCGCGCCCTCTGCCTAACGTTAACTACAACTTCCAGATCATGTCTGCTGAAGGTCTGCAAATCATTGCGGACGAGCAGGGGCTTTCCGGTGTTGTCTACGGCGCCAATCTGGCGTAAGGGGGAAACATGGCTAAATACGAAGTTATTCGCCCCTGGAATGGCGTAGAGATCGGGGATGTGTTGGAACTGGAAAAGCTTCACCCAGCGCTGAAATCTAACGTTCGGTTGATGCGTGGCGCGGCTGGCGGTGAACTGACCCCGGCCACCCCGGATGCCGGCAACGAAACCAAGTCGCGCAAGGATGCTATCAAAGCGCGGCTCACTGATCTGGGGATTGAGTTCAAAGGCAACCTAGGCGAAGAAAAGCTCGCTGAGCTGTTGCCGGAAGGCGAGCTCGAAAATCTGTTCCCTGCTGAATAACAGCCGCCGCCAAGGCGGTTTTTTTTTGCCCCGTTTCGGCGGGGCTTCTTCTTACAGGAATCAGCCATGGTGACTAAAGAAAAGGCCAAGGAATATCTGGAGTCACAGGGTATCACCTTGCCTGATTTCGTCTTGGATGCGCTGGTGGAGCAGGTGAACAGCATTCAGGAATGTCTGGATGCGAATTACCCAGCATCCACAGCGTTACTCATCCAACTCTATCTTCTCAGGCTTATGGGATTAGGCCAGGGCGATAAATACATCAGCTCTCAAACGGCGCCAAGCGGGGCATCGCGTTCGTTCCGCTATCAGTCATTTAGCGATCGCTGGAAAGGGGCGCTGAATCTGCTGCGCGGGTTGGACAAAAAAGGGTGCGCTACAGGCCTGATTCCACCTGACCCAACAAACAAGGCTTTTGCCGGTATCTGGATCGGCAAGGGCGGCTGCATGTGCGGTGGTGGTTGATGGCATGGATACCTGTCGCCGAACGGTTACCAAAGCCTTTTGAGCGCGTCTGGGTGAAGACTGATACGGCCAGGCAAACCACGGGATTCGTTAATGACCGCGGTGAGTGGAAATTTAATTGCCCGAAAATCGCGGCAGAACGGCCTGCGGTGATTAGCTGGAGAGAGTGACATGTCATCATTAGCCAACTGGTCATACACGGCTGAGGCCACGATATGGCGTAATCTCGGCAATAGCGAAGCGAGCGATCCTCTGGGCTGGGCTCCGCCTGAAATTATCATGTGCGATTACCAGGGCGGACTCTCGGCGAAGTTGAACAATATCGGTTCGGAAATCACTGTAAAAAACACTGTATGGACTGAATTCACCGAAGCCAAGAAAGGCGACTATCTGCTTATCGGCGTGTCTACCATGGTAGACCCGATCGCTGCGGGTGCCGATGAGGTGGTGCAGGTGATCCGCTATGCCGACACGTTTGACCGCCTGGCAGAGGATATAGCCATTCTGACGGGAGTGTAGTGATGGGCGTAAAGATAAAGGGTATCAAAGAGGCCCAGCAGCGTCTTGATGCCGTGGTTGAGGATGTCAGGACGAGAAAGGCTGTCAGGGCTATCAAAACAGCGCTGTTTATCATCGGCAATGAGGCTGCCCTGATGACCCCAATAGGTAAAACCTCGGTACTGATTAACTCGCAATACCAGGACACCCCCGTAGTGAATGGAACACGCATCACTGGGCGTATCGGGTATTCGGCCAACTATGCGGTTTATGTTCATAACGCCAGTGGCATCTTAAAAGGGCTGCCGCGTCCTAAGTCGCAAGGTGGCGGTAATTATTGGGATCCATCTGGTGAACCTAAATTCCTCACCAAGGCTGCAGAGAAAACCCGCCGGCAAGTGGACGAGATAATCAGGAAGGAGATGATGCTGTGACACCTCCAATGTATCTCCGCCTACGAAATCTTTTCGAGAGCGCAGGCCTAACCGCGGGGCTCACCATCCAAACGCTGATGTGGAACGACACGGGTAAGTTATCCGACGCTTTCATCGTGTTCCGGCCAGGTGGTGGTTCAGATATTCAATACGACCGCGGTGGAGATTTCTTCGTAATGGTCGATGTAGTCGGGGCCAAAGGGAAGAACGCAGAAGCAGATGCCGCGGCGAACAAAATCGGCGACTACATCAGGAGCCAGCAGGGCGCTGATAGCTGTGTTGGCGCCATGCGTCTGCTTGGAGGATCTCCAACGCCAATCCCATCAGCAGAGGGGCGATTAATCTACCGACTTTTAGTCTGCTGCACCTACGGCGAATAACGCACATATCTATCCATCAGGCTGCCTATGGGCGGCCTTTTTTATTTGAAGAGGTAACACATGCAAGGTTGTGCAAATGATACCGGTAAGCTGATCGGTAAAGTCGCGGTGCTGCGTATGGCGTTCGGCTGTGCTGACACGCTGCCGGCACTGAGTGACTGGAAGCGTCTCGGCGCGCTGACCACCAAGGGCTTCGATTTCTCGCCAAACTCCGTGACGTCTGAAGCAGACGACGCGAAAGGGCTGGTGGAGAACCTGGTAACCAACATGGATTTCACCATTTCCGGTGAAGGTGAATTCCGCCGTAAAGACAAAACCACTGAGATCGGCGCTCTCAACATCTCCAAGTACATTTTCGATGAAGTGCAGGCTGGCCGGCAGCCGTCGATCTGGGTGCGATTCGATTTCGTCGGCGAAGACTCCGGCACCTACATCATGGGCTACTTCAACACTACGTCGTGGTCTGGTGATTTTGGCACGAGCGACATCTCCACTTTCTCCGGCGAGTGGAAAGTTGCTGATGCCGATACTGTCGTGTTTGAAGTCGCCGCGGATGTCCCGGTTACCGGTGTGACAGTGGCGCCAGCAACAGCAAGCATTGCTGTAGGGGCTACTCAACAGCTTACCGCTACCGTGGCGCCGGCTGATGCCAGCGACAAAACCGGCACCTGGTCATCCTCGGCAACCGGTAAGGCCACCGTCAATCAGTCAGGTCTCGTTACTGGCGTTTCTGCCGGCGCGGCCACAATCACGTTTACCACCAATGATGGCGCCAAAACATCTACCAGCGCGATCACCGTTACCGCATAGCAAATGGTCGGGAAACCGACCGTCGATCTGACAAAGACTAGCCCTGCTCATGCGGGGCTTTTTTGTACCTGAAATTCATCGCGCACCGCACGCGCAGTAATCAAACCAAGAACCTTTCAGGATGACCCTTGAGGAACCGGCTGGCTGTCGGAGCCTTCTTGGGGCCGTTTCCTGTGCGACAAGGTTCATCACTAAAAGGTAATCCGAATGAACTATCCAACCGTAGCAGTAAACGGCGTCTCCGTTCGTGTTGATGAAGAGGGGCGCTATAACCTCAATGATCTGCATGCTGCCGCTGTAGCAGAAGGTAACGCCACGGAGTCACAGCGCCCAAGCAACTTCACGAAAAGCAAATCAATCAAGGAGTTTGTGCGCGAACTGACCGCCGCTACAAAAGTAGCGGCGCTTAAAACGGTTAATGGAGGCCCTAATCACGGGGTCTGGGGTCTGGAGTTGGTGGCTATCAGATATGCGGCATGGCTTAGCGCAAAGTTTGAGATCAAGGTTTATCAGACGTTCCAGGCAGTGATCCGCAATGGTATTGATGCCATGTCTCGCTTGAACAAAATAGACCACATCATCAAGACCGAATCCAAGGAAATAAGCCAGTGCGCCAGCCAAATGGCGAAGTGGGGTGTCGGCGGTCGAAAACGCCTTCTTCACACTGCCCGAGAGCGTGTTGCTGATGAAGTGCAGATGTACCTTCCTGGCTTTTGACTGAAGATTGGCAGGGATGCCATCGTTTTGAGGTTTAAATGACACCAATTACTGAATTAGGCGAGATGGTCATCACCGATGCCGATCGCGATTACTTCCTTCGACCTTCGTTCGCAAACATGACCCGCATAGGTTCGCCAGCGGAGATTGTAGAGCGATTTGCTGAACTCCATACCAGTGAAGCTCCGCGGTTACTTGAAGCCGCTGTTGAGGCATACGGTGAGGTTCCTGGGTGGTTGCTGGCATACATCAACGCGCCGTCATTCAGTAGCTCAGCAATATTCGCCGGGATGATCGTCATGCAGGCATGCTGTGATGATGACCTTAGCGCGCTGGTGGGAGAGTTGCGACCAAGCAAACGAGGGAAGAGAGCTTTCGTGTTTCGCCGCGGCAAGATGCCGGCGAGCGATATCATTGTGATCGGCCAATTGCTGATCACCCACGGCATCATCGGTAAGGCAAAGATACGCAAGTTGCAGCGTCACGAGTCGAACAGTTACGTGAACGAGTTCAATTCTTTTGAGTACATCAGCGCAGCGCGCAATCACTTCAACATGCCCCGCGCCGAAGCAGAGTGCCTTTCGATGACCGAGTTTCAGTTGCTGCTGGCGGCAAAGTACCCAGAGCAGAAAGGCTTCACGCGCGAAGAGTACGATCAGGTGATGGACGAAGACGAGAAGCGCTGGCAGGCGATGATGAAAACGCAAAAAAATCGATAGCCCAAAATCGAAGCAGAACCAATCTGCAGAAGCGTTTTTTGCAAACATGGGGAGGCGCGATGGATTTTATGAGTTCACTACAGGGCGAATAGACAGCAATAGAGAGCAATAGACAGTGAGAAAACGTGCTGTCGACATTGAAAGAATATGACTAAGGTAATAAACTTCATACACTACAGTATTTGACGGTAATGATAAGCATTATCGTTTAATGCAAGAATCCTTAAAATCCGGCGTATGGTAACTAGCACATGGCAGAAGCAGATAGAAGCGTAGGACAGCAACCAGTAGTAGAATCGGCTGATTGTAGAGAAATCTACTCTGAGCTGGCTGCGATTACTGGATACAAAACGCCTGGTGGATCTTTCATAAACATTGCCTTTGCAGCTCCATCGGTTGTGAACTATACCAATGAGAAAGGACAGCCTGGCGCTTCTAAAGTAGTCCTCAAAAAAGTTGGTTCCGTGACGATGACAACATCAAGAGCTGAGGCTTTATACGAATCTTTAGGAAAGGCGATTAAGAAGCATAAAGAAGCAACAGGAGAGTGACAATGTTATTTGTAACTACAGCAGACAATAGTTCCGCTGCAAGTTATGAGGCAGCGTTCTTAGTTGATGAACCAGTCTTTTCATCGAACTCATTGGCTTGTCGAGCTGATAGAGGAGCCTATGGCCATAGGTACCCTAAAGCATGGGAAGTTTACGCGCCGTCAGAGTCCTTCACTGTTGACGATGTGTTGCTGCAATGTCTTCAGATTTCCGCAATCACTGGTGTGACGCAGTTTGCCCGTAACTATCACGCGGAAGAGTTTTGGTCTGGACTTGGGGCTGAAATTTTACACAGAGCTAATGCTAAAAATGAAAAAGATGTTACTTACAAGGCAGGGATGTCTGTTGCGGATGTGCTTGCAGCAATGATGCCTAGTAACAAAGGATAATTATTGTTAGGTATTTGTAAGCATGATCACAGCTACTCTTTCAGGCTTCTTCCGTGAAGGAGCAAATAATAGTGACTTTTGTACCGACTGGCCATTTTTGTCTGCAAGTGAACAAAAAAAAATAGCTCAATTTGTTGTTGACTTAGGTGAAGGGAAATCTCTAATTGGTAAAAATAAACCTTCTCATGTAGATGATAATTATGACAAAATTGAAGGGGCTGATGGCTATGAAGAAAATGGGTACTGGCATTATCACAGTGGCTTAAGCTGGTTTCCTCATACGTTTAAGTGCTATACGGTACGCTTAGCATTCAATCCTGGTGGTAAGGCATCAAGAGAATGCATTCACTATTACAAGAAGGGTGCTGATGAGATTGTCATTGTCGGTTACTCTAAGAACCATATCCCATTCATGTTAGCGGACGATCCACTGAATCCATTCTTTAGTTAGAGCGCATCCATAAGATTTTTTTTGCTTTGTGCTACAGTGCTCAATCATCCTTAACAATGGTGATTGCTATGAAATGGATATCGGTAGGCGAGAAGCTGCCAGAGGCTGGCCTTTATCGCGTAATCGTCGCAACAGACAAGGGCGTTGGCTCTGCCAATTTCAACCCTATCAACGGTTTTCAGGCAGTAACGCTTAATGGAAGTACTCAGTACTCTAATCTTACAGTGAGCCACTGGATGCCGTTCCCTGATGCGCCTCAATAGCGATGAAGATAAGCCCACTTGAGTGGGCTTTTTGCATTCTAAGGCTTGCTTTACCTCACAAGTGAGATTCGTTATCATTTGATGAGTTGATTGTTCCTATAAGGATATAGATATGCGTAAGTCACTGCTGGTTGCCCTGGGTGTGATAGTTCTATCTGGATGCGCAGGCCAGAACGATGATTATCAATTGAATGGCAAACAATCGTCTGCTCAGAAAGACAGCAAAGAGTGGAAAGAGTTTGTCGCTCCTCTGTCTACCAAAACTCAATCGCCACAAGACAGATTGATGAAGCGTGCTGAGAGAAACTACTAACTGATAAAAGCCCACCGGAGTGGGCTTTTTGCTTTCTGGCACGATAATTCCGTGGCCTTTTTATTTTCCGGTTTGTCATTTCCCCAGTAAGGCAGAAATTCCAGCAGTTGTGATCGACTGAACAACAGACTTGATAGCTTCAGTCGACATCTCACCAAGTGTGGATTTAGCTTTATCCTTCTCCGCATCGCTCATATTAGATATTGCAATGAGATCCTCGAGAACGACAACGGAATCGCGATGAAGCCTTATAGTCTGGACGTTAATTATCGCTCCTAAACCGCCATCATTACGAATAAAGTCAATTCCTTTGCTCGTGATTTTTGTAAATGAGTAGATGGCTCTGGGGGAGCGGTTGCCTAACTCCCTGCTCAGTTTAATATCGATAAGGCCATGGCCTTCAAGATACATGAGGTTGGCGGTAAGGATGTCTACACTACCAAATTTATCGGCAAATCCATCAATTAAATTACTGTCTGGCGCGATAGGGTAAATGTCGCAAAGGTACTGCAGTAGATCTCGCTGAATGGCTCTATCAAATTTATCCATGTGCTTACCTAAAGTTAACGCATTCAGGTGGAGGTTTTTGCTTAGAAATCGTCGGCTTCGCGTGATATGGCAAAAATCACGTTGATAGCAAGAAGGTAGGCGTTATCCACCACACCATAGGTACCACTGGTGATGACGTTAGTATGGCGACCAAGCGCACCCTCCATAAACACCAACAACTTCTTGTTATGATGCTCATAATCTGGATCGAGTATTTGGATGCCTTTCATAAATTGACCGTATTCTTTGAAAATGGTTTTTATAAACACCCCATCTTCTGACCACTTGTAAAAGTCTTTGAAACTTAAAGGTCTGTTTAGCTGCTCCAGTCGTGTTAGCTCTCTGGCGAGCCATTGGCAGCCATTTCGTAAATCTTCAGCACTTACTGTCATTGTTGTTCTCCGGGTTGATGAGTAGCTGTGGGAGTAGCTTAGCGCGTTTAACCGAAGACTTCATGCGCCGCAATTTTCGCTTTTTCGTTGCCTACGTCATGCTCTCTGCTAAGATCGGGTCATCTTTGATTGATGGGCAAGGAAGAATGAAAAAGACATTAGCAGTAGCACTCGCTGTCATGGCTTTGACGGCATGTAAGCCTGGTGAGGAAAAAGCATTAGAACTTGCACAGAAGGAAATTTCTGCAGACTTGAAAGACCCTGACAGTGCGAAGTTTAGATATTTGCGAGTAGCAAAAACTCAAGAAAACGAGGATGGAACAGTTCTCGTCTTAGTGTGCGGGCAAGTTAATGCTAAGAATGGATTCGGCGCTTATGCTGGATTTCATTCTTTCATGATAGACATGAGCATGAAAGAAAAGGGATATTTCAGCAAAGCAGTGACCTATAAGGTTGGAAGTAAGAAAATATCAACAGAAGATGATGCACGCGACATGTATGGCTATACGGCCATGTGTGGTGAAGACGCCTAGAAAATATTAATTAAGAACGACCTCGCTTCGGCGGGGTTTTTTTATGCCCGGAGATCGCTAAATGTCAGAGCAAGATGGTGGAAGCCTGGTCTATCAGGTTGATATTGAAACGGCCAAAATGATCACTGGCAGTCGCAAGGCTTCTATTGTTCTCGAGGAAATGCAGCGCCAAACAGGGAAAGCCTCGAAGTCTGTCGATGCCTTATCATCCTCTGCGGATAAGGCTGGCAATTCAATGGGTGGCTTAAAAACCGTCCTAACTGGGGTGGCGAGTGCAATCTCAGTTTCTTTAATAATCGACTATGGAAAAGCTTTTTTAACCGTAGCTGATAACATCACTCAGCTGCAGGCACGGATAGCACGCTTAACCAGCGACACATCAACGGCTAAAAGCACCTTTATGGGGCTAGCGACTATAGCTTCAAATACTGGCTCCAGCCTGAAGGATACAGCTAAGCTCTGGGAAACTATGACTGCGTCTCTAAAAGAGACTGGCGCCACAAACTCACAGATATTGGCACTTACCGACACATTGCAGAAAATTGGCCGAGTTGGCGGCAGCTCTTCCGAAGAGATGGCAAATGCTTTGAGGCAATTTGGTCAGTCTATTGCTTCCGGTACGGTGAGGGCGGAAGAGTTTAACTCTATTGTTGAGCAGATGCCGGAGCTTGCTCGTCAAATTGCGGTCGGTCTTGGCATGACTGGTGGTCAGCTAAGACAAGCGATGCTGGAAGGCAAATTAAGCGCTGAAGATGCTATCAACGCGATAATGAAGCAATCCGACTCTCTGAATGAAGAGTTTAAAAAGCTGCCTAGGACGATGGATCAGGCAAGCAATACCCTGACGATTTCATTGCAGATGCTGATAGGCAAAATGAATGAAACCGTAGGGGCGAGCCAAACAATGGTCACGATCATTGACTCCATAAGTTCTGCGATTGATAGGCTCAGCGGCAAGACAGAGACGGCGGCTCAACGTATATCAGACTTAACTTCTACTGCAGAGATGTATGAGCGTAGAGCAAGAACGTGGTCATGGCTGGGGGTGGATGGTTGGTCTGAACAGAACAAGGCGCTGGCTGTATTAAGTCATAGGGCTGCTACTTTGGTTGGTGATCTTGATTCAGTTGCTCAGGCGTCGGCGAGGGCTGCAGCTGGTCAAATAAAGTTCAATAATACCGGATCTAATAATAAACAAGATGCGCTAATTAAGAAGTCGGAAAGAAGTTTAGCCCTATCCAAGCTTGAAGGGGAAGCCAGAGCAAGGCTGGCAGCTCAATATGCGGCTGAGGATGCCGGGTTTAAGAAAGATGATCCGCGCACAAAGCGCATGGAAGATGAAGCAGCGGCAACATACCGAAACATAGAGGCCCAGAAAAAATTTAAGTCTGAAACAAAATCTAGCGCGACAGCAGCTGAAAGTGTGGCTCAGAAGGTAGAGAATCTAAGGAAGCAGTCTGAACTAGCTGCAGACTCAGCAAGTGAATGGAGCCGCGAGCAAGCGATCCTCAATGCCCAACTATCACTGGGGAAAGGAGCCACTCAGGCCCAGATCGCTGAGGCTGGCGCTTACGCCGCTAAGAAGTGGGACACTGCCAACGCTATCAAGGCGCAAGCGGCCGCAGAGAAGTTACTCCCGGAAGCCAAAGAGAACGCCAGCTACGCGCAGGACGTGAAGGATTTAAACACGGCGTTGGCGGCTAAGAAAATCAGCCAGGAGCAGTACAACACCACGGCTGAGCAACTGGAGCAACAGCATCAGGTTAACTTGGCAAAAATCCGGGCTAAAGCCGTGGTAAGTCCTCAGCAGCAAGCTGCCGGGATGGTTGACCCAGTGCAGCAGCTTGCCAATGAGAATGCGCAGAAGCTGGCGTTGATTCAGCAGTTTGAAACGGATAAAGGGAAGATTACTCAGCGCGGAATTGAGCTCATGAATGCTGCTAACAAGCAGTACGAGCAACAGCGCACTGCCGCGCAGTGGGAAATCCTTAGCCAGCAGAGCCTTGGTTACGACATGCTGACGAGCGCTGTTGATGCATTCTCTGGCAATGCCTCAAACGCGATTACGGGCCTGCTTACCGGCACCATGTCGGCACAAGAGGCGATGAGGTCGCTTGGCAACACCATCCTGAACAGCGTGATAAACAGCATCGTTCAGGTGGGTGTGGAGGCCTTGAAAAACTACATCCTCGGCCAGACGCTTGGCGCCGCCTCCGTGGCGTCATCTGTGGGTATGGCTGCAACAACGGCTTCAGCCTGGGCGCCGGCGGCTGCAATGGCATCTCTGGCAACTCTTGGCGCTAACGCGGCTCCAGCGGCTGCTGGGATAACCTCAACCGTAGGATTGGCTGGCGGGCTGGCCTTGGCTGGCGCGCGTTATAACGGCGGCCCTGTGAGCGCTGGCGCGATGTACCCGGTAGGTGAGCGAGGAAAGCCAGAGATTTACCAGGCGAGCACTGGTAAGCAGTACATGATACCCGGTGACAACGGCAAGGTGATCAGCAATAAGCAGATCACCGGCGGCGGCAGTGCGGCGCCAACCATCATCATCGAGAATTACTCATCTGGTGCTGGAGTAATGGATACCCAGGCCAGCAAAGGGGCTGATGGTGCCGATGTGGTGCGCATTGTGCTGGCTGATCTGCAGCAGGGCGGCCAAATTAGTCAGGGCATCTCCCAGTATCACCAGGCGCCTCGCAAAGCCACTGAATAGCAGCACTCAAACCTCCATAACCCGCTCCGGCGGGTTTTTTATTACCGGGAGAAAACCGTGGCAATACCTTATCCCGACTGGCTATCACTTCCCCAGAAGGCCAACAAGAGCCGCACGATTGATGCCGGATTTCGCACCGATCAGCCGGCAGTGGGCGCGCCTATCTTCCAGCGCCTGACAGATGATCTCAAAACTACCTGGTCGCTGACGTGGATTTTCACGCTACAAGAGGATCGGGCATTCGAACAGTGGTATCGCAGCCCTCGTTACCTGGATAACGGCAATCAGTGGTTCACGATGCTTTGCAATCTGGGGGGCTCTGGCCTGCAACTGCAGGAACTGCATTTTGTGGCACCGCCGGTGCAAACGAGCATCAACGGCAACACGACGACGTGGACGGCGAGCGTAATCACCCGGAAGCTCTACAACCCGGATGACGAGTTCTCAGACGTCATTGTTGAGCTGCCGCCATATCAGTGGGGGATCATTGATGAAGTGGTTAACCGCGACATGCCGGAGTATTGAATGCCTACATTACGAGAGTTTCAGTCACAACGGCCCAACAGGATCATCTACGACACGATGACGTTTAGCCATCCGTCATTTGGCGTTCTCCGGCTGGTGGCAAACCAGATATACCCGAAGACATTCGCCGGCCAGGTGTTTTCAGCGTGTCGAATGGAGGTCGCAGAGAGCCAGCAGAGCAGTACGCCGGTGATCAACTCAACGGTGAAATTCGGGCGCCTGGCACAGGACTTTAAGCAGCAGTTGAAGTCGTGGCGCGCGCACTCACGCATAACGCCGATCTCTGCCACGTATCAGCGTTTCGATGCGGCGGACATGAACACGCCGCTGAAGTCTTGGACGCTGTATGTGAAAGATGCCTCTCTCGATGAGGCTGACGTAACGTGCTCGCTCACGCTGCAGAACCCGCTCAACAACAACATCGGCTTTCTCTACAACACCGTGGAATTCCCAGGACTCGCCAATGCATAAACCTGACTTCATTCACGCCATGGAGGGTAAGCCGTGGCGCGATCGGGCGTGCTCGTTCGACACGGCTGATTGCTGGGGGCTGGTGGTGCTGTATTACCGGCATGTGCTCGGCATAGAGATACACCAAACGCCGGACTACGAAGCCGGTAGCGACTTCCTGACGTGTTTTTCCGGTGATGTTGTGTTCTGGCATCAGGCCGAGAAAGCGGCCGACGGTAGCATTTTTATCGCCTATTACGGCGGTCAGCCAGCTCACGTCGGTTTGGTCATTGATGGACAAGCATTCCATAGCCGTGGCGAAGCGGGGCATGTGCGCTTTGACAAGCTACGCACGCTGGAGCGAGTTTTCACCAAATTGGAGTTTTACGACTATGCCGTTGATCGAAGTTCAGCGCGTGCCGGGGTTGCCCAAAGAACGTCATAACCTTCCCGCCGGCAGCATGTTCTATCCCTGGCTAAAATCGGCCAACCTTCACTGCGATGTTGAAATTCTGTGTAACGGCGTAAAGCTACAGCCCGATGATGAGCTGAATTTCCCGCTCAACGATGGCGACGTGATCAGCGTGTTCGACCAACCGAAAAGCGGCACCATCGGTAAAGTTCTAAGTCCGATTTTTGCCCCGATAAAGTTCGTTCAAAAAATCCTGACGTCATTGCTCGGCCAGCCAAGCGTGGGCGTGGCGACAAGCAGCAACGCAAAGACATCCCCGAACAACAGCCTGAAGGGGCAAACCAACATTGCGCGAAACGGCGAGGCAAAGCCTGACAACTACGGCCAGGTGCGCGCGTACCCTGACCTGATTCAGGAGTCGCTGTTCGAGTACGACAACAACATCAAGAAAGTCACAGAGTGGATGAACTTCGGGCTGGGCAGGTATGACGTCACGTCAGTAAGGTACTCAGAATCGAACCTCGGCGCGCTGGCTGGCGCCTCATACCGCATCTACCAGCCAGGCGATAACATCCCGCTGATCAACGAGGGGTTCGCTTTTGACGACATCGACGGCCAGGAACTGCCGGGGCCGAACGAGAGCGGAGATTTCCCAGCAGAAACGGCGACGACAACTACCGATATGGTGTCTGGGGAGTTCATCGCTGGACAGGCAAAGGTGAAAATCAAGCAGAACAGCGATTTCGATTACTTCTATGACCTGTCTAAGCCTCATTCCGTGTCTTTCGTGGTCAATGTCACATACAACACAGTATCAGGCCCAGTAACACGCGATATCACGGTATTTGCCGATCTCTTCAGTGCTACGACAACCGACGATGGCGCCCCAGTTAATCCGCAGTATTTCTACGAATTTACCTTCATAAACCTGGGGGGTAATGATATTGGGCAGATCCCCGATGATGCGGTGATCAACACGTCGATATTCACGCTTAACGACAATGAACCGTTGGTAATTGGCCCGTCATTCTCTCCGGTTGATGGGACTCAGCTTTGGGTTCATCTTCAGGCGCAATTGGGACATGGGGATTACGCCAGAACCAGCGTCACATTCTGGAAGGTTGATGATGATAACAACCAGATCCCCGGCACGCTGGAAAGCTACAACATCGGCCTTAACAACGATGACGAGAACGCGGATACAAAATATGACACGTTCAAGTTTACCCCTGTGTCAGGCAATGGCCGCTATGCGGTAACGTTCATCCGCACCAACAACAGTAATGATCACTCGATCCTGAAGGTAGAGGCCGTTCACATCGTCAGGACGCGCACTAATGTTGTTTACCCGAATGACACGCTCGTAACCGTCACTGTTACAGCTACAGAGCGAGCAACCAGTGCGAGAGAGCGAAAATATAACGCGCTAATAACCCGCCACGTCATCAGCTACAACTTGGCTACACAGACAGTAGATTACACAGAAAGGCCGTCACGCTCGTTTGCAGACGCGGTATTGCACACCTGGCTAAAGATGGGCGGTCAGCCAGAGTCGAGCATCGACATCTATGAACTCTACTCTATTGCGGCATCGCTATCAGATCAGCGCCTGGGCTATTTCGATTACACCTTCGATGATGAGGATATCTCTCTGGGCTCTCGCATTCAGACGATCTGTGATGCGGCGACGGTAACAGCATTTTGGGATGGCGGGGTGCTGTCTTTCACGCGCGATGAGCGTAAGCCAAACGCAACGACGGTATTCAACCGCGCCAACATGAAAGCGGAGGATTACAGCCTTTCCTACGACATGACTCTCCCCGGCGGTTTTGATGGGGTAGAGGTCAAGTATCGAAACCCGGTCACGAATAAACAGGCATTCATCCGCTACAGGATCGTCGGCAATTCGATAGAAGAGGGCGAACCGGTAAAGGCGAAGAAGTTTGACATGTTGTTTATCCGCAATTCTTTCCAGGCACGGGATCGAGCGTTGAAAGAAGTTCGCCGGCTGCTGTATTCACGCCAAACGATGACTATCCGCGCGCTGGCCGATGGTGAATGGGTGAACGTCGGGCAGATGGTACAGGTTGCTGATATCTACGACGCGAACCAACAGGATGGCTATATTGTTGCGCGTAACGGCAACAACTTCGATACCAGCGAACGGATCGAGTGGTCTGGGGATATGTTTGTGGTCGTTACTGATGCAATCGGTGCGCCTACAGCGCGCGTCCAGGCATTTCCTCGCACAGATACCATATTTGGCTTCGCTGCAGCAGTACCAGCAATAACCCTCAACCTCTATGACGGCTACAACACACAGTCGCCGTCTCGTTACGTCATTGCCACACAGATGGAGATGGACGCAACGAAGTGGACGATTACTGAAAAGAAACCGAATGGCGACGGGACTACCTCGTTAACCATGTCTGAATACAACGATGAAATGTATAATTACGAGGTTACAGCGTAAATGACCACACCAACCAGCAAGCCCATTCCAAGTAACGATGTAATTGATTTAAAGTTTAACGCGGAAAAAATAGACGAGGTGGTTAATTCCAATGCTGAAAATTACTTTGATCGGTTTGGGGTGGAAAGATACACCTTAGAAGGCATCAGGAAAAATCTTTCTCCATTAGGTAAAACATACACTCAAGAGCAGGCAGTCGCTGCTATTGCATCTGGAGAAATACCGGATGGCGCGTTCTTCTTTATCTGGTCTGATGATGAGGGCGCTGTAGCTGAA